TAACGGTTCTGGTGGGGGTGCTACCGGGGGTAACGTCTCTAACTTGACGGGTAGCGTTCCAAGTGGGGCTGGGACTTACGGCGGGAACGGCGGAAGCGGCACTACATCTACAGGCGGTAACGGTGGTAACGGAACTGTTAGATTTGAATGGACATAAGTTATGGCGTTTATAAAGCTGCAGTTTAAGTCCGGTATTAATCGCGATCAGACTAACTACTCCGGAGAAGGTGGTTGGTGGGACGGGGATAAAGTCCGTTTCAACTCTGGGTTTCCGGAGAAGATAGGCGGTTGGGCTAAAGTAACTGTAGAAACTTTTTACGGCACGTGCCGCCAGATGTGGGCATGGATCACCACGTTTTTTGACGACTTCCTTGCGCTCGGCACTAACAATAAACTCTATATTCAGTCAGGCACCACGTTCTACGACATAACTCCACTGAGGGCTCTAAACCCAACATTAAGCTCTCCGACGACAGATAACTGTATTGAAACTACAGATACTAGCACTACGGTTATCGCCAACATAACCAGCCACGACGCTATTACTGGTTCTTTTGTAACTATAGCAGGCGTTACTGGCACTGTTGGTGGAGTGCCCGATTCTGAAATAAACGCTAACCACCAAATTACAGTTATAGATGCTAACTCGTTTTCTTTTGAAGTAACTACTGCCGCAACGTCTACTGTGGCTGCTGGTGGCGGTACGAGTATCACCGTAAGTTTTGAAATCGAACCGGGGTATGCGGTTAGAACAGCGGGGTATGGCTGGGGAACTAGCACTTGGGGGCGCAGTGCGTGGGGGAGTGGTTCTTCCAGCCCTGTCTATCTGGAGCAGCGCGATTGGTTCCTAGATAACTTTGATAATGACTTTGTAGCTAACATCCGTAACGGGGAGGTATATTACTGGGAGAGGGGGAGTAGTTCTGACCCTTCTGCTGCACTAGCTACACGGGCTGCGCTGTTATCTTCTTTTGCTACGAGCAACGGCTATGATGCCAATGCTGTGCCTGTAAAAGTTATGCAGATTCTTTTGTCGCAGCAAGATAAGCATCTACTGGCGTTTGGGGCGGTCCCATACGGAAGCACTGCTGCAACGGACTTTGACCCCCTTCTTATACGTTGGGCAAGCCAGGACAGCCCGTTTGAGTGGGCTCCCACCACAACTAACTCTGCTGGTTTCTTGAGGGTGTCTCGCGGGTCGCGTATTGTAAGGGCGTTGCCCACACGCCAAGAGATACTAGTTTGGTCCGACACTAATTTATATGCACTACAGTTCCTGGGGACCACCGATGTATTTGGCGTTCAAGAATACGCCGACAATATCTCCATAGCATCTCCTAGGGCGTGCATCTCGTCTGGCAACATCACGTACTGGATGGGTAAAGACAAGTTCTATGTGTACACAGGCCGTGTAGATACGTTGCCATGTACGCTGCGCAACTATGTTTTTAACGACATAAACCTAGATCAAGCAGCTCAAATCGTATGCGGCACCAGCGAAGAGTGGGATGAAATCTGGTGGTTCTACCCAAGCGCAGCGTCTAACTGGAACGATAGGTACGTTGTGTTCAACTATGTAGAGCAGTCTTGGTACTACGGGCAGCTAGAGCGTACAGCGTGGCTCGACACCCCTTTACGCGACAACCCTCAAGCGGCGACCACTGGGTTCGACACTGAGACTCAAACGGCTAACGCTACAGGTAATCTATATAACCATGAGTACGGTGTGGATGCTGACGGTGAAGCGATGGTTGCTTACGTCCAATCGAACGATTTTGATATCGGGGACGGGGACAAGTTCATGCTGTGCCGCCGTATGATTCCCGACGTTAACTTCAACGGTTCGGAGTACGGCGAAGGTGACCCTGACCCGCAAGTTACTTTGCAGATTCGCCCTAGGTCTTTTCCGGGCACCACGTATCAGTCAGACCCTGCTGATTCGCAGAACGTAGTTGAGACTTCTGTTGGCGTGTATACAGGCCAAGTGTTTATGCGAGCTAGAGCTAGGCAGATGGCTCTTAAGGTGACTTCTGACACTCTTGGTGTGCAGTGGCAGTTAGGTTCTCCACGCTTGGATGTCAGGGAAGACGGTAAGCGTTAATGGCGTTATAGAAATTTAAGGCCCCGCCCCTACCACAAGCTCCAGATGTTTACCGTCCGGAGTTCTTTAGCCAGCTTGTCCGTGCCGTAGAACTGTATTTTTCTCAACTTGACTCTTTAACCCCTAATCAAGCGCAGTCTTATAGAGCAGACAATTTCTATGGCGGGGCGTTTACTGGTTCCAATGTAACGGCAAGCGGTACAGTTACGGCAGTGGCTGTAAACGCAACCAATATTAGTGCTTCGGAAGCCTTTATAGCCCGTCAATATTCTAGATATTTAGACGTGGAGTCGTTCCACAACCATAACATGTTAGCCCAAACACTTATGGCCTCCGACGTATACGCAGACGAGTTTTATGGCAGCGGGACATACATAGTGACCCCGTACAATCTTATTACCGATTCTAACGACCAGACTGCTTCAGCCATAGACGTAGCTACCGCCGTTACCTATGACACTGACAATTTTCCCGATGGAATATACATAGGGAGCCCTGCGTCTAGGATTTATGTATCTACGGGCGGTATCTATAGGTTTGAATTCAGTATTCAGTTTCAGAACTCCACAAACGATACCCAGTCTGTGGATATATGGTTTCGTAAGAATGGCACTGATGTCAGCGCCTCCAATAGCCAGTTTGGCCTACCTGCACGGAGAAGCTCTGGGGACCCCAGCTCTCTCCTAGCCGTCACCCCTTTTCTAATAGACCTAGCCGCAGGCGACTATATGGAGATTATGTGGCGGCCCTCAGATACCGGGGTTACCATCCAAACCATTCCAGCAGCTACATATTCTGCGGGCGTTACCCCTGACATCCCCTCTACCCCTTCTATTATTCTTATTGTATCATTCGTATCCGCAACGCACCCCCCTGTTACTTACGTTGCACCATTGCCCGTTATAGGGATTGGTAGTGTGGGTACTGTTACCATTTCTACCCCGTAAAGAGGTTTTGCTATGCAAGAGTTAGCTAGACAAATACAGGCCCAAGGGCGGGGAGAGGACTCCATCCTTGTCCATATGACCCCGAAAGAGGTGGGGGGCCTGCAAGCTCTGGCTCTGGCCCATGGTGGTTCTTTGACCATTAACCCAGTGACTGGCCTTCCTGAAGCTGGGTTTCTGAGCAAGATTTTGCCCACCCTTCTGGGTGTGGGGCTTAGTTTTATTTCTGGAGGTGCGTTAACCCCCCTTATGAGTGCAGCCCTAGTTGGTGGCGGAACCGGGATTGCCACGGGCAGTCTGGAAAAGGGCCTTATGGCTGGACTTGGAGCTTTCGGCGGTGCTTCGCTGGGTACGGCTCTGGGTGCGGGGACAGGCCAAGGGTTCTTGGGTGGCATTGGTGATAAAATTAGTAATGTGTTTGGCGGGGGGGCTACCCCTCCTGTCACTCCGGCCCCTCCTGTCACTCCGGCCCCGGCGGTTGCTAGCCCCTATGCGGCGGGCTCAGCTAAAATTACTTCGGATATTGCGCTCCCCGGAGAACTACTCCCCGGAGAACTAGCAGCAAGTGGGACAGGGGCGGGAGCACAAGCTCCGGGTTTTTTAGATAGACTAGTGGCTGGTGGGTATGGCGTTGGCCCCGATGCCCCTGCTTCTGAACTTGCTAAATACGGCTTCGGTGAAGGGCAGACAGTTGGTTTGCGCGGATACGCCGGTCTTGGTGGGCTAGCACTTCCTTTTCTCCAGCAAGATCAGACTGTTGAGGCCCCAGAAGAAGACGACTATAACCCTATAGCTGAGTATCGCCCGCTCCCACAAAGGAAGTTTGTAGCTTTCGATTCTTCTGATCCCGAGGCGGATAGGAGGCGTCGTCTAGGTTTCGAGCGGCTGTCGATTGCTCCAACTAACTGGCCCTATCCCGCCTCTTCCACTGCTTATGCTGCTGCTGGCGGAGCTGTTTCGCGTACCGAGGCCCCTCTTAACTTGCGGGACGGGTCGTTTGTTTTGGATGCCCGCACCGTTTCAGAGGTTGGCAACGGCAGTAGCAGCGCCGGTCAAGAGCGGTTAGCTGGGCTTGGTGGTGCGCCTGTTATGGGCGGTGGCGACGGGGTGAGTGACTCTATCCCTGCTACTATTGACGGTGAACAGGCAGCGCGGGTAGCCCGCGATGAGGTTATCTTTGGCCCCCAAGCAGTCGCACGTATCGGTGGGGGTGACCGCAGGCGCGGTGCGGATCGTTTGTACGACCTTATGGACAAGGCTCACCGGGAAAGAAGGGCCGTTAAGCGCGGCGAGCCTAATAAAGGTTTGGGGGCACTGATTAAATGAGCAACGTGCAGGCAAGTTTGGTACCGACTGAATTTGTAGATAACGTGTGGCCGGACGTATACGGCTACATGGATAACGTAGCTAAACGCACGCATGGTCGGTATGAAGCCGATGATATAAAGACACTTGTTACGGACTACGATCACAATCTCTGGATTGCGTTTGATGAGTCTAAAATCTTAGGGGCGGTGGTAACCTGCATATTGCACTACCCCCGCAAGTCCTTCCTGTCCTGTCCGTTTGTGACGGGTGAAGATTTTTCGCTTTGGAAGAAGCCCATGCTTGATCTATTGCAGAAGTGGGCGAAGGACAATGATTGCGATGGCCTTGAATCTACAGCCAGAATTGGCTGGTCCAAGGTATTTAGAGACGACGGCTATAAGCCTTTGTGGCAGACGTTTGAGCTACCGGCGGCTGAAGCTGGGTTAAGGAGAGACTAATGGGCAAGGGCAGCAGCACACCTGCAAATACAAAACAAACCCAGACCGTAACTACATCTAATATCCCGGAATACGCTAGGCCGTATTTCACGGATGTCCTTAACCGCGCCAAAGGTCTGGCGGGCCAGGATTATCTTCCTCACGAAGACCAAAGAGTTGCTGACTTCACCCCTGAACAGCGGGCATTGCAGGAGCAGCTTTACGGTATGCAGGCCCCGTCCC